GCCTTGGGCCACAGCGGTCAGAATGGGATCGGCAACGCGATCCGAGGCCAAAGAGGGTTGAGTGCTCATCTCGAAGCTCCAATAAAAAAGCCCCGCACTGCGGGGCTTGTGTGTTCAGGGGGAAAGGACTGGTGCTGAAAGGCCTGTGCCGATCAGTTGGGGATCAAGCGCACTTCCAGGAAGCTGCCGGCCGCGCTGGCCGTCATGGCCCGGCCCACCTTGGTGTTGGTGCCGGTCAGCTTCATGGCCTTGCCACTGGCGTCAGACATCAGCGCATCACCCACAGCGATGGCCTCACCGGCCTCCACCTCAGCGGTCTCACACACGACCACGGGCACGCGCTCACCAGCAGCGGCTGCGCTGGTCAGGGTGGCGCCAATGGCATAACCGCCGGAGGCCGAATAGGCACCGGCCAGGGTCACAAAACGACCAGCCACCAGGGCCGAAGCCGAGGTCACACCGGTCACGAAATCATTGTTGGTCGGAAGCATCTGGCTCTCCTATGGAACAAAGTCGGGTTGTTGAAAAGGTCTGCAGTGGGCTGCGTGCCGGCGGTCAGCTGGCAAAGCCCAGCTTCTTCATGGCCGTCACAAAGTCCACGCTGTGCTCCGCCGCGTAAGCCTTGGCTTCGAGCACCTGCGCGTTCTTGTCCTTGGCGCCAGTGCCGGTGGCATCCACCGCACTGGTGGCAGCAGCGGGCGGCGCATCAGCAAAGTGCGCCCGCGCCTGGGCAGCCAGGGCGGTGCGCTGCGCCTGCGTCACGGCAATGGCGGCCTCACCCGGCATGGTCTTGCCGTCAAACGCCAGCTGCTCCACCAAGGCCTCATGGCCAGGCAAAGCCAAGGCGCGCACGGCCTGGATACGTTCACGCTCAGCAGCCGCACCGGTGGCAACACCAGCGGCCGTGAACTCTTGTTGAAGGGCGGCAAACAGCGCAGGTTGATCACGCTCGAAGGCCTCGCGCGTGATCGGGGTTGCGGTCGCCGTCGGAGCGTTAGCACTCATGGCAGTTTCCTCATCAAAGTTGGAGGTGGATGAAAAAAGCGCCCCGTCTGAGGCGCTTGCTTGGGAACTGTTGTTGTCTGGGGCCGTGCCACCATCAGGCGGCGCCGGCATGGCCACCGCTTTGGGCTTGGCCTTGCTGCGCTTGGCGTAGCGGCTGGGGTTGCTGGACATGTCGGCCACCAGGGCATCCATGCCCATGATCCCGTCCACCAGGCCAGCATCAATCGCTTGCTGGCCCACAAAATCGCGGCCCTCGGCCATGTGGTCCAGCACCGTCTGTGCGCTCACACCACGGAACATGGCCAGCGCATCCACAAACACACCGTAGATGTAATCCACCTGCGCCTGCAGGTAGGCCCGGCCTTCCTTGCTCAGCGGCGCATTGGCGCTGGCAATCCGCTTGTACTTGCCCGCCGTGATCTCGGTTTCGACCACACCGCTGGCCTTGTTCGCCGCACTCTTGTCCACATGGCGGCCCACCACGCCCACGTTGCCCACCATGGCCGTAGTGCTGGTAATGAACACCTGGTTCGCAGCAGCTCCCACCCACATGCCAGCGCTGGCCATCGTGCCGTCGCACAGCGTCACCACCGGCTTGACCTTGCTGGCCTCATACAGCGCCTGGGCATACTCAGGTGGGCCGATCACATTGCCGCCAGGCGAATCCACATAGCTCAAGATGGACTGCACCTTGCGGTCGGCCATCGCCGTCTGCAGCGTGGCCAGCGCCATCTGCATCGAGGTGCCGCCGCAGATCATCGTCATCAGGTTGGCCTTGGGCGCCAGCACACCGGTGATGGGCAGCACAGCCACGCCGTTGCGCACCTCATAGTCGCCCTGGTTGTTGTTGCTGCCAGGGCTGGTGCCCAGGCGCGCCTCCAGCGCTTTGACATCGATGGCCACGCCTTGGGCATGCAGCTCGTACACGCGCTGCATCTCGGTCAGCACGTCCAGGCGCAGGGCCCAGGGGCCGTAAAGCAGGTCGGTCAGGGTCATTGGGGCCTCGTTGTGAGAATGCGCGCCAGCGTCTTGGCGTCTGACCAGATCGGGGCCAGCGGGGCTTTGGTCACATCATCTTTCGCGCAGTCCTTGACGCGGTCGATGACGTTGTTGGCACTGTGCTGAAGGAAGCACTTCACCGCACCAGGCGCAGCGTCCCACGTGGCCACCAGCACTTGCAGCTGGTGCGTGCCATCGGCCATGGGGCACCACTGCGACATCCAAGCACCAGCTGGCACAGATGACCACGACACGTCGATGTTCTTGCCCACGATGCCGCAGTTCGTCTGGTTGACCGGGTACACAGTGCAGGACTTTCCAACGCCATACACCGGGTCACCAAACACCGCATTGCTGCACTGGTGCGTGCCAGGCTGGAGCAGCTTGTGGGCGTAGCCAAAGCGCGTCTTGTCCCAGTAGGCCACGCCACCGTAAGACACCACCGAGGCCACATCGAGCACGATGGGCTTGCCTTCGGGGATGGCTTGCGCACCCACCCCGAAGGGCAGGAGCAGCAGAGCCAAGAATGTGAGAAGACAGCGCATCACGATGCCAGCAAGTTGTCGATTGCTGGAGCAACCAAAGCCATGATTGCTTGGTTGGTCGTGTCAGATTGGTGGATGCCATCGCTGTAGTACGTGGCCGTGCCTGGCGTCGATGCCGACTGCAAGGTACGCCCATCGACGATGACATCCGCGCCCACAGCGGCAGCACCACCAGCCGCCACCAGATCGTTCAGTGCGTCGAGGTTCTGGCTGTAGGTCTTGCCGTTGCTGGCAACCGTGCCGTTGGTCGTGCGAAGGCCAACGAAACACACCACCTTGAAGCCAGCGGCCTTTGCAGCAGCGTATTCAGCCTGCTTGAGTGCATACACAGCATCGGGCAGCGTGCCGGCGTTGATGTCGTTCACGTCAAGGATCGACATATAGACGTTGATGCCACCCGTCTTCTGCAACTTAGAGAGGTTGCCCAGCACCGCAGACTGGTACTCAGCGATCTTCTGGCCTCCGTTCGCGATGTTGTAGACGCGGGCGTGTGACTTCATCAGCGGCTTGAGAACGATACCTGGTGTGCTGAGGTACTGAGTGTTGGTGCCCATTGCCCGTGAGTCGCCACCGATGACGACGAGGTGGGGGGACTGCGGCAGGGCGTTGAACATGCGGTAAACCCAACGCTTGAGGGCCGCACGCTTGGTCGCGCTTACCGAGGCGTTGGAGATGACGAACAACCCCGTGCGGAACTGACCTGCTTTGGAGTTAGCGGCAATGTTCGTGCCAATCCAACCGCCGCTCAGGGTGAGGCTGGATGCCACGTTGCCAGCACCCGCCTCATACTCGTTGGCCCACAGGGTCCAGCCAGTCGAGGGGTTGCTGTCAAGGCCCACAACGCTAGGGCCAACATCGGGGGCAATCAGTGCACCACCAACGGCGATCTGGTTGCCCAAGGAACCGCACGAGCCGTAGAGGCCGCCAGTGCCGTAGCCAGCGATGCCCGCAAAGGGGCCGCTTGCATTGGTGTTGTCACCAACGGCGCCGTAATGGCAACCAGTCTGGCCAGAGTCGGCGGCATTACCGCCACGCCCGAACAGAATCAGCCCAAAGTTGTTTTTGTTGACAGAGACAGATGCCGGGATCTTCAGGCCGCGAGGGGCCGCACCGTCGCCGGTGATGAGGTAGGTCTGGAGCAGCGGGTCCCACACGATCAGCAGCGGATTGATGCCGCTGACCGAGGCAAACACCGTGTTGTCAGGCTGGTGGTAGATCCGGTCGATGGTGGGAAGCTCACCAGCATCAGCGCGAGCGATGAATGTGGCCGCAGTCTGGACATCGAGCACACCGTTGGTGATGCTCACGTCCTGAGTGGTGACCACAGTGCCGATCTTCATGCTCAGGCGAAATGCCTTGCCGGTGTATGTGGGGTCAGCAGCGAAAGTGCCCCCTACAAAGGGCACGCTGGCAGAACCGCCCAGCACCGGCAGCGGTGCGCCACCCTGGTTCATGGCAACCTGCCAGGATGCGCTGGTTGCCGTGGGAGCAGCGGCCGTCTCGTAGATCACCCCGCCGGCCTGCCACACTTGGCCAGCAGCCGTGATGCCGATGGTGGTGTTATCGGTAGGCGTGGGCGCGCGGTTGAAGTTGGGCACAGTGCTCACCGCCGATCCAGCCCCCAACTCATTCCCACCCAGATATTCTTTGCCGTTGGGCAAAACGTAAATGATCGATGGATTCGGCTTGCTGGGCAGCGCCGTCACATTCAAACGCGTAACAGGTTGGGCATAGCTCATCTCAAGCTCCTCAAGGGTTCACAGGGGTTGGTTGTGGGGTGTTGGTGGGCGCAGGCGCACCAGGCTTGGCAGCGGGCAACATGCCCTTGCCCTTCAGCATTTCGTGCTCACGCACTTTCTGCTCAAACGTCGAATCCCAGGGCGTGCCAAACAGCTCCCACTCGGCACGCTCACGGGTCATCAGGCGGGCGTCGATGGCATCGGCATACGCCGCCACTTCGTCCTTGGGGTTGATCGACCCCATCGAGTCGCCAAACCAGTTCGCACGCGTGTAGGCCCAGCGCACCAGCGGGTTCGTGAAAAAGCCCGGCGCAGCAATGCGGCCCGTGGCCACGGCCTCAGCCATCCAGGTCTCATACACCGGCTGGCACAGGCTGCGGCTCAGCCATGTGCGCATCGTGCGGAAGTACACCCACGCATCCAGCAGCGCCGCTTTGCTCGCGCTGTAGCTGCTCTGGAACTGCTTCATCAGCAGCTCCTGCGGCAGGCTCAGCGCCACGCCGATCTGCTTGATCACCGCCGCCACAAAGCCATCAAACGCCGTGTTCGGCCGGTTGGGGTTGGCAATCTCCACCTTCTCGTTTGGGCTCAGGCCCACGATGGCACCAGCACCCAGCGCCAGGTCATCAGACTGCCCCACCGCCGCCGCTTGCTGCCCATTGAAGATGGGCGCCACATTGCCACCCTCGGTGGTGATGAACACCGTAAAAAACGCGCTCACCACCGCCGCCTGCACCTCGGCATGCGTGTACCGGCCAAGCTGCTGCACCAGCCCGATGATCGGCGCCAGGTAAGGCACCCCGCGTGACTGCTCAGGGCGCAGCGGCCTGATGTGGTGCAACATGCGCCGCCGGCCAGAAGGCCCCATGCGCTCAACCCACTGGCCAGACCACCGCGAGGCCCCACGCATCAGCACAGAGCCCGGGTGCCGGTCGTACAGATAGAACGCATCAGGCGCGCCCGCCGCATTGCGCCTGATGCCACCGGCCACCGTGGCCGTGTCAAACATCCCGCCCGGGTTGCCCACACGGTCAGCCTCCAGCACCTGCAGGCGCAGCCTGTAGGGCATCGTGGCCGTGCGATCGCCATCAGGCAGCAAGGTGAAGCAGTCACCACTCTCCAGCGTGCTGCGCAGCACCACGCCCTGGCGGTCATAAAAATTGCCCGCGTGGGTCTGGTCACACTCCATCGAGTCCGAATAC